CGCCAATGAAGATGGCAAAGAAGACGCTTGAGTACCACTAGATGAGCTTGTGCTTGGGGTTGGATTAAATAAACTAGACACATCTTGACGGATATAAGGGCTTGCAACAGACAATGCACCTCTAGTTACATCGCTAGGAACACCAGCAGATGAAGCAAGATCGGATATGCCACCAGTAATACCGCCTGTGACACCGCCAATTTCGGCTGATTTTGTAGCTTGGGATAGATTAGACCCAGACAATTCTGCTCCTGTAAATCCACCCGCAGCACCTTTGGCTGCACCTGATACTGCTCCAGGAACATCGCCAATAGCTTGACCCACACCAGCAGTAACCGCGCCAGTTCCAGCACCGACTAAAGCACCTTGACCAACGCTTTTATCTGTTGCAGCGGCTTGTAAAGCACCAGTAGTAGCTCCAATAGCCGATCCACCAGCGACTACGGCCTCTGTAGTGGCCATTGACGCTACGGCTGCATCGCTTAACATTGCGCCAGCCAAAGCCGTATCGCCTGTGGTGATAAGCGTGCCGATTGCGGGGATAACTTCTGGTGCTACTACCGCAACTACTACTTCGGCTACCGCTACGATTGCTGGTGCTGCTTTGCCCATTATGCTGCTCCTTCATCAATAAGCATTTTTGCTATTTTTCCAACGCTAATGCCACTTGCTAACAAGTTGTAATCAATTTCGCCACCTTTAGGCGCTTGATCTGGTGTCAAAATGCCTTCTTTTACCGCCATTTGGATAGCAATAGGGTACATTTTAGGATCTCTTAACGCTGCTTCGGCATATTTTCCAGCCTGTACTAATTTTTGCGCTGGAATTCCAAACTGTTTAATGATTTTTAAAATTCTTTCTTTGGCTTTTTGAACCTCGCCACGCTGGTCTGGTTGGCGTTTTTTCTTAACCAAATCCATCACATCCGCGTTGATTGGCTGAGTCTGCTGCGGTGCAGAAATCGGATTTTTTTGGGGGGCGGGGAGAGTATTTGGCATGGTCAATATGGGATGTTGAGTCCAGCAGCTATTTGTTGATGAATGAATAAATGAGTGGATAACCAATCGTAAAAAGAAGTCTGGTCATTGAAGTTCACATCCAACATATTGAATGGATTTTCCAATCCAAGCAAGCTGGAAAAGGCTTGATGCTCGACCTGATGAGCCAATAACCAGTCATCTAGGTTGTTCGTATCAGCGTCAATAAGGGGAAAAACAGGCACAGAAATGCCTTGTTGCATGAATTTTTGCTGAAAAAGGTAGTGTTGAGTGCCATTTTCAAACAAAAAGTCCCCTAATGATTCAACATTACCGAACTCTACGATTGAAAGGGTATTCATATTCATTTTGAATCAGCCTGGCGATCCATGCGGTCAAAAATACGGCCAAGCATCCCTTTAATTTCAGCAATATCTATGCGGTAATCATCTTTACGCACATAGTTTTCAGCAATATCTCTTTCAATATCTCTTTGATCGGATTGAATTTCTTTAATGGCATCCCAGACAACCTTAAACAACCATCCAGCGATAGTTCCAGCAATAGAACAGGCGATGTTAAAAAGTAATTGAAAATCCATGTTATGCGTTGTAGTAAGGGATTTTGACAAGGACACCGTTTAGATCAACATTGACATAACCAGCGGGAACGAGTTGCATAGTGGCACTTGTGTAAGTGACATTTGATGCGGTATTAGCGGTATGGTTAACTGTGGTGACATTGATCGTGCCACCAGTAATAGTGACATTCGTGCTAGTTAAATTAGCAATAGCTACCGTGTTATTTGCGTTTACGGTAATTGCGTCTGTATTAGCGTTGTTGGCAAGAATGTGAACTGCGTTGCTGCTACTTGTTCCCAAATATAAATCGGTAGAACCAGCATAAACATAAGCAATATTGGCTTTGTAAAAACTTCCTGATCCAGAAAAATTGCTTGATGTCATACCCATGTCAAGGTATCCAACAGCCGTATCGTTTGTTACTACCAAGTCGGTAGAAGCGTTAGATAAATTACTGGTATTTTGTATGACAAATTGAACGGAACTATTGGCTGAGTTGGCAAAAGACGCAACCAATCCAGTATCAGAATACGATAAATTTCCGTAAGAAAAAGCACCAGCACTTGTGGTTGTTTGAATATTGGCAGTAGCGACTTGGTAAGCAGCGTTGTCGTAAGTGACCGAGGTGTTACCGCCTGTAATAATGACTGCATTGGCATTTTGGTATGCCATCGTACCCAAGCCAGTAACGGCTGAGTTCGGAATTGTTCCGCTAAGAATGGTCACATTGGCAAGAGTCAAGTTGCCGATGTTATTGACTGTAGATCCTAGCGTGACAACAGTATTGCCGATAGTGGCTGAACTATTGACTAATTGAGCGTTGGTGACATTGCCTAAAGTACCACCAAGCGTCAGATTGCCTGTAGTGGTTACAAGACCCGTTAAAGTGATGCCGTTTACAGTACCGTTGCCACCGACCTGAGTGACCGTACCATTAGTGGCAGTTGCGGTAGTAACGACCTTTAAGACCATGGTTAAACTCCATCGCCTACAGTAATGTAAACAACCGCATTAGCGGTACTCGTTCCTGTAAAGTAAGCGTTTGGTACGAAGGTAAGGATTTCATCCGTTCCTGGCAACAATGGAAAAGCAGCTCCAGAACTCGTTACATTTGCAGACGCAGCCGTAGCAGTAGCAGCGTCAACTCCATAACCTAAAAAAACCACAGTAGTACCGCTATTGATAATTCGGTACTGATTGCCACCCAAAGTAGTGGATACGGCTTGAACGGGAGTAGGAGCGCTAACTCCAGCCGTAAATACTACGGTGTTTCCTGTTTTTTGAAAGGCATTGATTCCCATGTTTAATCCTTATTGGACAGGTGTTTCCTCTGGAGGTGGTACTTGTGGATCAGCTTGCTCCTTAATCTTGGCTAAAAGCACCCAAGCACCAGTCTTGGTTGGCAATTCGCCTAAAGTTTGCAAGATGTAATTCACATCGTTCACATCTAAAGTTAATTTAATTTCCATTTTTATCCCCTAAAAAAGTTAAAGTTTTACTGCGTTTTCAAAAGGTGTTAAATCATTACTACCATAATACTCAGCTCCCTTTTCAAGCTGAATTTTGAGATGGTCAATATTGCGCTGTTTGCAATCAGCCCAATCAGCATCAGTCATATCAGTAGGTTTGCCAGCTTCTAATAAAGCAACGCTATCCATTGCGGCTTTATATGACTGCGCTACTTCTTGTTCGTGAGTTAATTCCATTTATAGTCCTACCTTTGTTTTTAGTTGTTCAATAATTGCTTGTTGTTCTTGAATTGCTTTGACGAGGAATGGTATTACACCGCTATTATCCATTTGCTGATATTTAGGTGTTCCATCTTCGTTTACTGCATCTTTTTCACCAGTTACACAATTAGGAATAACGGCTTGCAATTCATGCGCCAAGAAACCATCATCTTTACGACCATCTACCCAAGTAAAGCTAACTGGATTTAATGCTTGAATTGTAGATAAACCACTTGCAAGAGGGGAAACATCATTCTTTAAACGATAGTCAGATGTGGTGTTGTAAAGAACCGCAGTAGTGCCGTTTTGTGAAACAGAGCCAATTTGTGTTCCATTATAAATATATTGGTTAAATACTGTTCCAGATGCTGCGCCACTTGGATGATTAATAGCGCAAATACCATAACCATTGACAGTTGAAAGTTGGATATTGCTGTTTGTAGTGCCAATAGTACTAAATAAAGAACCATTATTATCAATGTAGCATCTAGGATTACCAGCACCATCAGATAACACAATGTAGTTACTTGCTGTACGGATGTCTAGACCGCCTTGATTGCCGTTGTAGCAACCTAAAATGGTATTGTTTCCACCTGTTGTTAATGAATTTCCTGATTGTGCGCCAATAGCTGTATTGCTTCCACCAGTTGCATTTGCTAAAGCCCCAGCACCAATTGCAGTATTGTTGTTTGAAGTAGTGTTTGTTTGTAAAGCGCCAGCACCAACAGCAACACTAACACCGCCAGTTGTAATTGCACGACCAGCATTTGCTCCTACAAAAACAGAACCAGTAGAATCAGCACCCGCTGGATTATAAGATTGCGCTGCTTGCCAACCAATTGCAGTTAAATAACTTTGAGTAGTGTTTGCATTTGCAGCTTGATAACCAAAAATAGCATTATTTGCACCAGTTGTATTACTATACCCAGCTTGATAACCTACTGCTGTGTTATTAGATGCTGTGGTGTTTCCATTAAGTGCTAAATGACCTACGGCTGTGTTGTAAGAACCAGTAGAGTTTGTTCCTAATGCACCATTCAAAGCACCATTTTGACCACCACCAATAGCGGTATTCATTGTTCCTGTGGTGTTATTTCTTAAACTGCAAAAACCCATTGCGGTGTTGTTATTAGCAGTGGTATTTGATTCACCACAACGAACACCAACAAAAGTTGAACCACTACCAGTTGTGTTTGCATTACCAGCGTTAAATCCAACAGCAGTATTTTCTATGGCTGTATTGCTATATAGAGCTTGATAACCTACTGCTGTGTTATTAGATGCGGTGGTGTTTTGGTCTAACGCATTTCTACCTACTGCCACATTATATGAACCAGTAGTATTTGATTCCATTGCAGCAAAACCTAATACCACATTATTAGTACCAGTTGTATTTGCTGTTAAAGATGCAGCTCCTAATGAAGTATTGGCTGCGCCAGTTGTATTAACCAGCATTGCTTGATAACCAACAGAAGTATTATTGTTTGTTTGATTATTATTTAAAGACTGGTAACCAATAGCTGTATTGTTTACACCAGAACTTGCATTTTGATTTGCACCGTTTCCGACTACGGTATTGCTAGATATAGCACCACCACCCTTACCAACAGTAAGACCTGATATAGAAGCATCATTAGCTAAAGTTAATGTAGTGCCGTTAAAGGTCAAATTAGACGATGTTGTGCCGACACTTGTAGATCCGCTATAAACAACAGCATTAGCGGTTGCATAGGTAATATTTGCAGTAATATTGGCAGTACCGCTAGTGATCGTAGCGTTTTGCAATGTTACATTACCAAGCGTGGTAACGGTGTTTCCAAGACCAACGGTAGTGTTACCGATAGTTAAGCCAGTATTAAAGTTGGCATCTAGGTTGGTTAACGGTATGCTTGTTGTAGCATTACCAAAGACATACGGAACTCCCATTTTAGAACCTCACTCTCAATTCATGTTCAAATTCAAATGTATTGACCACAAAACCCGCTGAGTTTGAAGTTTGTGTCAATCCTAAATATTTACCCCATTGCTGCGCGTCTGACTTGTACAAGTAATAGCCCGTACTTCCTAACCAAGATATTACTGTAGAACTTACATTTATCCAAGGTTCGGTAGTGCCAGAACTGTTATACCAAGTCTGAATATTTCCTAATGTGTATGACGGACTAGATCCTTGTTCAGAATCGACTGTCACATTCAAAATACCGCCTTGAGACAAAGTGGCCTCAATACCAAATTTCAACGCTTGTTTAGTTCTGATTGGGTCAGTTAATGGCAATAATGCAGTTTGGATACGGCTGGTAATTGCAGAGGTTGTATCTTGATATAACTCGTACAAAGTATTATTGGTTGTTCCAAATAAAACATCTTCACCATTTACAGGGACAGATGCAATGTATTTAAGGCTATTTCCCTGGCTGGTAATAAACCATTTCTTATCAAAGAACACCGCTTGTATATACCGATAACTATTGGTAAAAATAGCGTCAAAATATCTAAAGTTAAATGCAGCGCACAGAATATTGTTAATAATGACCTGGCCAGCATAAACAGGGCTAGTAAAGTCAATATTTTGAATCAATCCATCTAAAGGACTTGATAACTTGGTTGTAGTTGAGCCAACCAGCGCATAAACCCCGTAATTGTTCATAAATAGCACAGAACGGAAGTACGGAATGATGGCGTACGGCAGCTGCGTACCAACGGAAGCACTCACATTGGTATTGGTAAACAAGGTTTGTCCTGATGCGCTTACTTGCACATTTGAGAACACATTGATGGAAGAATCGCCAAAAATGTATAAAAAGTCGTTAGCAGCCAGTAATTGCTGGATGTTTCCGTGCAAAGTGGAGTCGGTAAGTTGTAAAGACCCCGCTGAAACGCTCGTAAAGTCGCTGTAATCGCCCGCAGCACTATAGGTGATAGTTCGCCCTGACGCAATCCAAACGCGCCCTGAGAAGCTCGCTATTCCAGTATTGGTGTTGTTATTGACTATAGCTTTTAAAACCGCGTTTCCAGTTACGGAAACAGTAATGTTGGCAGCGTTGGTGTAGCCTGTGCCAGGATTGGTCATTACAACCTGAGTAATGGTATTCCCTGATATAACCGCAGTACCAGCCGCATTTGTGCCACCGCCACCGCTAATGGTGACAGGAGTGCTATAGCCAACATAGCCATTACCGCCATCAATAACGGCAATTTGTACTGTCCCTGTGGCAAAAGTCGATATGCCAGCAATCGCTTGCGCTCCCGATCCACCGCCACCAGATAGGGTGACTGTTAGGTTTGCACTATTGGTATAGCCTGATCCACCATTTACCAAGACGATTGAACCAACATTTGTACCGCCAGATACCAAGGAAGCAGTAGCGTTAGCTTGTACACCACCTGTTTGGTCTGGTCCAGAGATAACTACTGTGGGCGCGGTGTTGTATCCGCTGCCTGGATTGGTAATGGCAATCACGCCAACAGAACCTACTGTGACTGTATTGTTGCCATCCCAAGTGAAATAACCCTTTTGAGGGTCAAGAATCAAGCATTCTGTGTTGTACCATTGGGTAATATTCATGCCCGTAGTACTCGTAAAAGTACCCGCTGGAGCTATATTCCCCGTGGTTTTATCTTGAATTTTGTAATATTTTGCCGATCCATCTGTCAAGAAGAAGGTCAAATAATCGCTAACGCCAAGATTTACGCTGCTGAAATAAACAATATCCGATGGTTGAACAACAGAATTACCGCCAGAATCTTTAATTAAAACATCGGTTGGAACAATTTTGATATTTCCATAACCGATTGGCTGGGCATTTTCTAGCCAAGAAAACTCGGATTCATCAATAGCCGTGCGGTTAGCTTGAGTATTAAGCCCTTTAAACTGCTTAATTACTTGATACGATTTTTTCTGTTCAGCAGCTGCCATGTTTACATTGGGCTACTGTAAACGCTAGGCACTCTTCTTGTGTACACAGTATTGATCACAGAAGCTATTTGCTTGTGATATTCCTGTTTATAAATTTCAGATTCGCCATAGCTTTGTTCATAATACTTGGCCAGATAAGCTGCATAGAACTGTACGCAGTTGTTATATGGGTCGTTAATGCTATCCGTAGTATTTGGGCTGTTTAAACTCAGTTCATTAGGCAATACTACGCAATCAATCTCAATTTGGTAAATCTGATCTGGTACTGGTCCAATATAAATCTGTTGCTGACCATAAATGCTAAATGCTAATGGACGACCAATGTAATTTTGCCAAAAACGCAGACGGGCGTTAAAGTCCGACCAGGACAAATAGTCTAGCGGAACACGAGTGTTACCCCAGTATAAATTGATATTAATAATGTCCAAAACAGTATTGCCGCTACTAGGACTAAGAGGGCTACTCCCCATGAGATTAGTAAGCGCAGCGTAACTGACATTTTCGCAATTACCGACATAAGTTAATCCTACCGTACCGTTCAAAAACTCCGTGCTTGGAGGATAGTTACTGTAGTTATTGGTGTTATTAGCTGGATAAGGAGGCGCAGTTGTGCCGCTTGTACCGCTTGTAGTAACTTGATAAATAAAAATATTGCTAAAGATAAACTGACCCGAAGTATAAGCGGTACTTGCCGCCCAGGCTAAAGGGTTAGCTGGAGGAACGCTACCAATAGTAGCAGTAGGAGCAACCTGACAAGGGGTCTGCGTAACAACAATTTCACGCAACGCGCCCGTGTCTCGTACAACCCTCTCTCTAGCAGAGTTGATGTAATCCGTTAATTGAGACTGACTGTAGAAATTATTGTTAGCATCATGAAGTAACCTTTGCACTTGCGTAAGGTATGTGTTGAGTGTTGCCACTTGTTACCTTTCATAAGTCATGCTACTGCTTGAAGGACTTTTCCCCCTACCTTTTTAGCGGGTAGGGGTACTCTTTCCACCAACGGGGATATGGATTGGTTCTTTTTTGGCGGCTCAGTTGAGATATCCCATTGAGAAAGGATTTCCAAACCTTTTTCCAAATCGTTTTTAGAAACGATCCAACCAAGTCTTGCCAAGTACGGCTCTTTGTCATCGTCTCCGTAACCAAAAATATGACGGGCCACCTCTTTTGGTATTTCCACCGTCTTTCCTTTTGGGAACTCATAGAACACTCCACCGAGTCCATCGGTAAGTTTTTTATCAGAATTATTGGTTACAAAGATATTTGACATATTAGAACTGAACTACATCGCCATAAACATTAAAACTTACAACATTTGAGTTGCCAGATGGTGTGGTTACATTCACAAACAATGTAGAGCTTGTTGCCCCAGACAATACGGTAGTAGTGTATGGAGAAGCGATTGCAAAGTCTTGAAATGTGCCAGACGCACTTAAACTGCTTAATGCCACATTAGCCACCACCGCATTTGACGCATTACCGTCATTTGAAGTGGTGATTGTGACATAAGCAGAACTAACAGATCCGTTCAGAATAGTCGCAGAAATTCTGCGAATAATTACTGCACCAGAGTTGCTAGTTGCACCACCATTGGTTAACCCACCAGTGCAGATAGAAAGGTTAGCGATTGCATTGCCAGCAGTTGCCAAAGATACGGCTTTAGCTGATGCGACCTTAGCGTTTCCAAAACTGTCTAGGTATAGCTGCGCTACTGAATCTGGGTTAGCCATTACTGTTCTCCTTAACTGTTGTAAGTGCCAGAAACAGCTTGACCGCCGTTTACGGTGATTAACTGCAAAGTAGTATTTGTGCCACCAGCGATCACATTAGCCTGTACATTCACGCCGTCAGAAATCACAACGCCACCAGAGTTAGCAACATAGACATTTGACCATGTAGCCACATTTGATGTGGTGTTGTAGTTAGATACGGCTTGGATTACCACATTGGATGTGGCAAATGCAAGGTAAGTACCAGCTGGGATCACATTACCAGCAGTAGTAACTGTGATATTTGCGGGAGATTGCCAATACGCGCCAGGCGTATTTTCATAAGTACCCGCAATGAGGATTTTATTTAAGCCGAGTGCCATGGTTAGTTCTCCTTATAGTGAAATAGAGTTGTAACCAGATACACGGGTCATTGACTTAGGCTTGGTGCTCACTAATTCAGCGATCATCAAGACTGCGCCAACATAACCGATCTGCCAGTTTGGAAGTGTTGATTCAAAACCAGTAAATACGAAAGAGCCCTGATCGTGGATGTAGAGGCTTAAGTAGTTGCTGTTAATGAAGTAAACAGTACCTTCTGGGCAATATGGGTCTGGATAGATTGGAACACCAGCAACCATCAAAGCGCGGAAAGCAGCTTGTGGGCCATTGGAGTCACCATCAAAACCGTGTCCTGGGGTGATTACATACTGTTCTTGACCGACATAGTCTTGTGCCAAGAGAGTCCATGTACCGAAACCGCAAACGCCGAAAGTTGGAACTTCTGCGCCATTCTTAACAGTACCAGAGATGTACTGGAGAATGTTTTGACGGGTTGGGTTTACTGAACCAGCGTTGTAAACCTTAGACTTCCACCATGTGTAGGTAGAACGGTTGATGTTACCGTATGTGGTTAAGTTTGTACCATCGTCAATAGCACCAGGCAAGCCGATGAACTGTTGAGTGTTGGTGTAGTTGGTGTACAAAGCAGTTGCCATTGCATCCATCATCACATTGGTTGCATCGTTCATACGAGCTTCAATGAGAGGAATGATTGCATAGTCTTGCTGAACTGCACCTTCCATACCGAGGAACGGTACAGGAGAAATCATCAACTTTAAGTTGAATTCAGCATTAAACGCACCTTGCTGAACTGCTGGCTGGTTGAAAGAACCAGAGTAGTCAGACCATTGTGCATTGACAAACTGTGCGCCTTGTACAGGCACGGTTACTTGGGACACACCGCCTGATGCTTGTTGACTGTTAGCAATCAACGCAGCCATCAAAGGTGTACTGTTGTACAGCTGTACGACCAGCTTGGGGATAAACGCACGGCGAGTTACATAAGTAAGCTCGTTATACTGACTTGATCCTGACGCTGGAACTATTCCGCCACCAATAGGCATAATAATTCTCCATTAAAAGTAAATATCCCCTATTTACTGCTTGTTGTTAAATACCTATCGGTCTTGAGTTCTTTCTCAATTCCTGTAGGGCTTTTGATGCTTCGTCCCGCGCGCCCATTTGTGGGTTCTTCCAATACTTAGAAAGGTCGAACTTAGAAAGTGCGCTTGGGTTGTAACCCATAGCAGAATTAGGCGTTGGAGTGGCGGCTTGCTTCATCCATTCAAAATACTGAGCTGCTGTTTCATGATTTGTCATACCTTGCTCCAGCATCAATTTTTCAATTTGCTCAATATCCTCATCGGATTGGGCTAACCCTTTCTCTTTCAGCTTGCTTCTGCGCTTGTCGAGTTCTTCTCTTGCTTCTTTCTCACGAATCTGTGCTTCCAACTTCATGACGCGCTCTTCGGCAGCGGAAATCTTAGAGTTTGTGTGCTCTTCGATATCCAGCTCTGGAATTGTCATGTTAGGACGCACTTTCTTTGTGAGTCGTAATGCTTCTTTGCGAGTTTCTGGATTATCGGACAACTCTTTCATCAAGAGAGCCAATTCGTCCCGTTGCTCTAAACTGAGATCTTCTAAAGATGCCATTATCTATCCCCTTTTTCCTTAGATGACTTTTTTGGTATCGCCAGGATGAGACAAGTTCATCATATTCTTGTATCCAGCTTTAGCAGAAGAAGTTAATCCGCCAAATTGTGAATAGCGAGGAGTATTGATTACTTGACCATTCTTTTGGTTGTTGTCGGTTGGTCTGCGTGGGCTAGACGAACCGCGTGGTTTAAAGAGTTCCATAGTAATTCCTTACATTTGTGGAGTTGCGGAAGGCACACCAGCGCCAGGCATACCGCCAGCTGGGGCTGGAGGAGGAACTGGAGCAGACATACCTGGGATTGTTGGTGCTTGGTTCATTGCTTTGCCTTCTGCTGTAGCACCGCCAGCTTGAGGTAATGTTTGAAGCATTTGCATAATTTCGTTAGGTTGCAACTCATTGACCTTAGCCTTCTTAGGCCCGATAACAGAAGTCATTGTGCGAATTGCATTTAAAACCTTTTGACCTTCTTCGGATTCGCTACCCAAAGCTGGTAATGTTTGTTCCAGCAAATCCATCGCCATCGAAATGTTAATCATCGCGGCTTCGCGGTTTCCCATTTTTGGTTCTGGAGTGGACATTGGTGCTCCCATCGGAGGAGCGGAAGTATCTGACATACCCATAGATGGTGTATCAGGTGTAGGAGCTGCACCAGCGGGTGTTGCACCATCCCGTTGGGATTTAATCATTTGCATCAACTGGTCTGAGGGTACGCCCATAACTTTTCCTATCAAATTACTGTTAATCGTAATCTTAATCTATTGCTTGTCAAGTGGGGAGGTTTATTTAGTTTCCTCCTCCCCTAGGACGGATTCGGTCTGACCGAAGTAATCAGAGGGTTTTAGCCCTCATACGATTACTTGCGAGATTTACGACCTTTGCGAGCTTTGCGTGCCATGTGAGTATTCTCCAGTTAGCAGCGGCCACTTAGTTCCAGGGCAAGCAGCCATACCCTTTTCTCCCGTGAAGGAAAACCTATTAACGGCGTGACTTGCGTGACTTTTTATGAGCTTTTCTCATCATCATCTCCTAAGTTAGTTATCCCCTAACTGAACGACCATAATCACGAGTTTTTGAACTTCTGTCAAAACTCTTGATTCCTTGAGTACGATACTGCAAATTTGGGCTACCCTCACTACGCTTTAAATTTTCCGTAGTAACTCTAGGTTGATCAGCCTTTGGTTGAACATTACCCGTTGCCATTATTCGCCTTTCGGTTCTTTCTTTTCTTTAGGAGCTGGTTGAGGTTGCGGGTTGGCAGCCTGTTCCTTTTCCCGTTTCTTTAACTTGTCTTTGATCAACTGCTTCATTGGTGGTTCAACCAAATCAACCAGCGTTTCTTTATCGATAGCTTGCGCCTTAAATAAATTAAATGCAAGTTGTTTTAGATCTTCCGTAAAGATTGGGCTATTGCTATGCGCATCAACCTTCACAACGAAATCCTTAGTAAATTGCTCGGCAATAAACGGCACATCTTCTGTATCGCGGAAATGCGTGTCGTCATACGCTTGCATCATCTTCAAATACAAAGTTGCTACCTTTTCCAAGCTATCTTCAACGATTAAAGCGCGTTTTTTCGCGCGTGAGCTACCAAGACGAGCTAATTGGCTTGCATGACCCGTAGAACGGACACCAGCCT